GTACTGATTAAGCGCACCGGCACTGCCGCTGAATGGATCAATGCCACCCGCCGCTGCCCTTGCGGTAATTGATGCTTGAGTGCGTAAAATATTGTCAAGAACAGCAACGCCTTGCTCTTTATATCTTAACTCCTCAGTCTTGGCCTGCATCCGCTGCATTGTCGCCTGCGCGGCGTAACCCCTTGCCTCGGCCTTTCCAGCCTGCAAGGTTGAGCCAACTGAGGCAGCAAGTAAAATATATGGTATAGCCTGTGCCATCTTATTGCCCTACACTAACTTTATAATCGAGGCCAAGCAGCGTCATTTTTAATGGCACGTCTTGACCGATTGTGATTTGACCATCGTAAGTATAACCTAAAATACCGTGCAATGTCTTTAGTCCAGTAAACTCCTGCACTGAACTGTCAAGAACATTTGTGCCAAAGTTTCTAAACGATATAGATTTGCCATCAATCGTCAGCGACTGTGTGGCAAACAATTCTGCATTTACCTCAAAGATGCGCTTCTTAAATCCCTTGAGCGAGCCGCTAGCAAGGTTAGGCTCAACCGGCAGCGTCTTGATCTCAGGGATAAAGTTCAGCCCGACCTCGTGGCTGCTGGTAGCTGGCCGTGCAAATGTCACGGTGTAAGGTGACGCCGGTACAACTTGCTGCGGTTCGTGGACGCCATCGCGGATAATGTCAACCGTCTTGCCCTGAAGATGCGTCACATTAACTGAGCTTGCCGCACCGCCGGTTATGGCGCAGTCAACTAGAATATCTGCATCAAATAGCTCAACGTAGTAAACAGCCGAGCCATTTACTGTGCGCTTTACCACAGTATAAATGTCATCAACGTCAACGCCGATATTTATATACTCGCCGTCTGTTGTCCACTCTGACGGCGCAATGACGTTCTGACTGCGCAGCAAAGTATAACAGGCAATCGTGCCGTCATCGCCATTGACGATCATCAGCCTGTCACCCTCATCTGTTGATGTGGCGACACGCACCGCCATTTCCTCTGGGTTCTTTAACAGATGCGATGACAGCAGCGAAATCTTGGCAGACGTGTAAGCCTGCACTGTGTCGCTGAATAGGAACTCTTGCAGCGCCTTGCCCTGCCTTTGCACAAACAAGGTCGAGCCGTCCACGTTTTGCAAGCGTATGCCAGCCTTCATGCCAAACGCGGTTTGCTGCTTAACGATCAGGTTGCTCGGTGTGATGGGTGTGTCTAGTGTTTGCGGCACATAGAACTCAGCGCCAGTGGTAAATATCTGCAAGTGACGCCCAGAGAAAATATCTATGATTGCGTTAAATGTTCCAGTGTCTAGCGTAGCCTCGACAGCCGCATCATCCAGAGCCTCGCCGGGATTAAAATTAAAAAAGTCAGAGACGCGAGAGCCAAACAATGTTGACGGCCTGCTCTTAGTGCCGCCAAAATACAAGCGGCCCTCGTGAAAAGTCACTGAGCGCGGATAGCCTTTGCTCGCCGACCAAACGTCCTGATAACCCTCTTCAATCTCCCAACTGGCATTATCAATATTGCCGGTATCAAAAATTGGCACTTCTGTATAGCACTCAAGTTTTGCGTCACTTACCTTGCGTACAATTCGCAAACGCCCAAACGGTTCAACATTTATATATTGGCCTACATAACCATTTGCCGCCGCGCCTGTTGTAAATATGTTTGCATCTGAACCACTATGCTTTGCGGTCAGTGTTATGTTACCAGTCGTGCCGCTCGGCTCTAGATGGTCGTGTGGAACGCCAGTGTTAAAGCTGCTACCCGCCGTCACTGACAACGTGTATGCGTGTTTAGGTATAAAATCAAAAGCAATGACGCTGGCTGTCCAGTCGCTGTCAGTCGCGCCACGCACAATCTTGATAGGCGCTAAATCTTCATGCACCACAATAACAGTGTCGGCTGACTGTACCCAATTCATTTCTGGCAGGATTGCGCTGGTCAAGCTGGCGACAGTCAGGTAGTCATTGCCGCTGCCGTTGATGTTGGTGATTAACGCGCCGTCCTTAAATACATACATTTTGCCGGGCGTAAACACCAGCATATAGCTGTCGGCGATACTAAACTCAAACGACACCATCCGCACCGCATCAGCAGCGCCGCTGTCTAGCTGCGTCACAAACTTGCTGCCGTCACGCCGTTTTGCGCCGCCCTGCGGCTGGACTGTAATGTTACGCGCTGTAGACAGGCCAGACTTATACTGAGCCAAATCAGTACGCGCTCTCAGCTTTGGATCAAGCTCGCCAGCCGTGAAATCATTTTGTATCTGAATGATCCGGCTCATGCTAGAACCTTATGTCTGAAATCGGAAACTCTTGGATTTGCTGCGCTGGTCTGTCAGCGCCGTCAATGTTGATGGCTACGCGCACCAGACCGCCACGCATATTTTCGTTGGCAGTTCCATACGCTTTAACGTGATAATATTCTGCCTTGGTGGTCTGATCTGTAATTGGCTCGGCAAACTCAGCCGCCAGCGCAGTCTTTAACAGACGAACAAAGTATGGCGGGAATAGGGCAGGCTCTGGCCGGAACTGGTAGTCGATCCAGATTTCTTCATAATCAGAGAAAATGCCGTCACTATAAATTTCAAACTCGCGCACTGATCTCGCGCCAACATTACCATTGTTAAATACGGCCTTTGGGTTGCCGAGAATGTCGCCGGGCAAGGTAAAGTTATATTTCCACTCATTAGTCGGGGCAGCGACAAGACGCGCCAGCTTCACTTTTTTAACCGACCAAGAATAAGCATATTGCATTAAGAGAGTATCGCGCACATCGCCATAAAGACGATCAGCGACTTGTGCCTCATCGGTGCCATCGGCAAATGATGAAAGCGGAGCCGCGCCAAGCATAATAAGAGCTTCGGAACAAATAGATAGTTTGGTGTCGCCAGCCGCCATCGCGCTACTCCAATAAAAGGGAAAGGGGGGCTGGTTGCCCAGCCCCGCCCAAAGTTAGTCAGCGTCAGCGACTGAAACAGCCGTGCCGTCTGATACGTCAACAACACCAGCGGCATTTGACAGAACAACAACGATTGACATTGTTGGTGTCGCGCTGTCGTGAACAAAGATCACATCGCCAACTGCCAGAGTGTCTGACAAGTCATTGAAATAACCTTCGGTGTTCACAGTCGCAATTGCGTCTGCTGATGTGTAAGTGTACATGCTAGGGGCGTTGCCTTTTTTAGCTGCGCCGATAACATTCCATCCTGCTGAAGAGAAAGCCATTAGTTAATCTCCTTTCTATTCAGTACAAGAAATGGCAACGATACCTTCGGCATCAATGGCAACCGCGCCTGCGGAGAACATTGAAGACACGAGGAACGATGTCTTTTCTGGGACGTAGTTGATCTCAGACTTTTGGTTCATGCCGATACCAACGCCAACTGCATCGCGGTGAAACGCAAAGCAAGTGCGGGTTGATGGAAGCGGCAAGCCGCCTTCGTCACGATCACCAAGGGTCACGAACTTGAAGCCCATAAAGGTGTCAATGTCACCCTGTACGAGAGCTTTGACACTAGCAAAGTCTGCACTGGTAACCTGAGTTTCACCCAAAAGGCCAGCAAGGGTGTTGGCGTGGATGAGCATACAACGCCCTTCCATTGGTACGTTACCGGCATCGAGCAGCTTCTTAGCTTCAATCAGCTTTTCGATGTTCATGTTTGTACCAGCACCACCGATTGATGTCGCAACAGTCAGTGATGTACCTGATGATGAAAGTGCATCAATGGTCAACTGATCCATCCGGCGACCGATAGCGGCACCAACGACTTGCACCAATTCACGGCGCTCGTCAAAGTTTACCTTCTGCTGTGAGAAGATGTCTGAGTATTCCGCAGCAATGTAATCTGACATTGTGGCTGTAACTTGTGAGTAACTTATGTTGAGTGGAGTTACATCAGTCTGCGGAACGCGAACTGTTGCGGTGCCTTTTCCGATTTTCGGAAACTTCACCTGATTGCCTTCGACATTTGCCCGCTCGCGGGTCAAGCCAGCCAAAGCGCGTGA